TTTCTTTTTCGGCGGATCGTCTAAGAAAAATGAACAACAACTAAATAATAAAAAATAATTATGGGATTAAATTCAACAGAAGTCGCTTACGGCTTCGGGCAACATGGTAGTGGCGCCCTTAGAGATACCGCTGCTTTATACGCACCAACAGGTAAAGTAATCATAGCTATTACAATGCTAGAAGAAATTACATTTCACGCATCTGGCTTAGTGCAAGACGATTCTTTTCATAAAGCAACAACTAGTGCTGCTACAGAAGATGGTGTAGCATTTTTTGGTACAACAGCAAATGTTTTGGCAAATGGTGAAGATGATGATGGAGATGCTGTTACATCAGATGCTATAGCTGCTACAGTAAAGTTTCCAAAAGGTCTAACAATTTATGGTAGATGGACATCAGTTAGGCTAAGTGGTGCACATACTCATGGTATAATCGTTTATTTCGGACCAGCGTAATGTTAGGGATGTCAAGTGGATTACACCACTCAATTGTAAATGAATCGTTTTCGCCAGAACAAATAGTATCATTAGTTGGATGGTGGGATTTTACTGATTTAAGTAATATGTTTACAGACGCTGGTACTACTAACGTTACCGCAAATGATGATAAAATATATAGAGTAAATAATAAAGCCTATAGTTTAATAGCACAAAAAGATAACGCTTTAGGACAATATCTACAGCAAACAACAGAAGGCTCGAGACCTAAGTTTGATAGTTCTATTAGCGGTGCTACTTTTGATGGTACCGATGACTATTTAACCGCGTTAAGAGGTGGTGATCCACCTGATGCCGGGGGAATAAGTACTGCTAGAGTTACTGATACAGTATTAAATGGTCAACTGTTTACTGCTTTTTATGTAGTAAAACTACCAGGAACTAGTGTTAGTAGCGACGAATACTTGTTTCACGTGAACGATGATAACGCCCAAGATAGAATGTCTATATATATAAAAAATGCAACTGATGATAGATGGCAATTCCATCTTCAAAACAATACCGCAAGAACAAATTCTATAATTAATAGTGGTATAGACCTAACAACTAATAAAGAAATATGGACTGTTGATTTAGACGGCGCAAGTAGTGGATCTTTATATAGAAATGGCGATACATCAGATGGTGTAACAAATGGAACCACTGATAATCATAATATAAATCTTAACGATGAGGCTAACGCGGTTAATGTTACGCTTGGACGTCAAGGCACTGCTAGTTTAGCGTATTTAGACGGCATAATTTGTGAAGTAATTGTTTATGATTCCGCTTTATCAGATGTTGATTTAGCTTTAGTTGAGGGTTATTTGAAAGGTAAGCACGACGTATAATAAAACAAATTAAATTAAATTAAATTAAATGGGAAAAAAAGAAGAGTTGGTTGACTTAAAACCAAAAGCAGATAAAATATCTGAAGAGCATTTAACACAAATGCAAGAAGTAGTTAATATAATAAATAACTTACAATTTAATATTGGTAAGTTAGAAAGTCAAAAACACACACTACTGCATGATCTAGGTATTTCACAGAAAAAAATACTAGAATTACAAGACGTTTTTTCAAAAGAATATGGTTCGTATGATATAAATATAGCAGATGGGACTATAAATTGGCCTAAAGATGAAAAATAATATCATAAGAAAGATAACGATAGGTAAAGATTATAAAAATGATTCTATGCACTACTCTGTAGGGCAAGAAGTTTATGGTGGCCATATAATTTGTGATATAATAGAGGAAGAGGATAAGTATTGCATTTATATCAGAAAAGGTGATGTAGTTATACCTTGGAAGGATTTTAACAAAAATATGGCTATATCAGTAGAATATAATTTAGAATACTAATGAAAGCTTATAAAGAATTTATAGTATCACCAATAGGTGAAAGATATAATAATTCTAAAAAAGTTGGGGATAAAGATCTTATATTAAATACTGAAGTATATAATCATCAATTTGTAAATAGAAGAGCTAAAGTTATAGACACACCATTATTATCTAAATCACCAATTAATATAAATGATGAAGTAATAGTTCATCATAATGTGTTTAGAAGGTGGCATGATATGAAAGGTAGAGAAAGAAATAGCAAGTCCTATTGGAAAGATAATAAATACATAATTACTGAAGATCAAATATTTCTTTATAAAGATTTTATTTGGAAAGCTACGCCAGGATATAGCTTTGTTAAACCGTTAAAAGCTGTTAATAGTTTTAACGTAGAAAGCGAAAGACCATTAATAGGTATAATAAAATACTCTGATGATACTTTTAATAAAGAAGAATTAGTAGGATTTAGACCTAATAGCGAATATGAGTTTATTATTGACGGGGAAAGATTATATAGAGTTATGAACAATTTTATTACAATTAAATATGAATATCAAGGAAACGAAGAAGAATATAATCCAAGCTGGGCACATAGCGGTTGAAGAATTAATTAAAGTAGCAAAAGAGGCTATTGTTGATTCAGGTGATGACGTTTCAGCTGATAGATTAAAAAATGCAGCAGCAACTAAAAAGTTAGCTATATTCGATGCATTTGAAATATTAAACAGAATCCATGAAGAAGAGAATATGCTAGATGGAAAACCAATAGAAGAGGAAGAGAAGAAGCAAGTAAAGTTCAAAGGATTCGCAGAAGGAAGATCTAAATAATGTACGAACAAACATTAGTTAAGGTTGTAGAGCCTGTAAAAATAAATACCATTAAAAGACTTAATAAGTCTAAAAAATGGAAATATGGTTATAACAAAGAGGCTGATATAGTGTCTATATCTAAAAGTGGACAAATAGGCGAAATAATAGAAATACAAGGATTTCAAATAGCTTTACCTAAGCAACCTAAAGAAATATACTCTCGTAGTAAAATAAAATCAGAACAAAAATGGAAAAAGTTTCCAGCTAATCCTGATTTTAAAAGAATAAAAACCGTATTTGATTGGCAAGGTTATCCAGATGATTTTAAAGAAAAACATTATGGATACATAGACGAGGAATTTAGAAGAAGAGAAGAAGGTTTTTGGTTTATGAATAACGGTAAACCAACATACATAACAGGTACACACTATATGTACTTACAATGGAGTAAGATCGATGTTGGAGCTCCAGATTACAGAGAAGCGAATAGATTATTCTTTATATTTTGGGAGGCGTGCAAGGCAGATCACAGAAGTTACGGAATGTGTTATTTAAAAAATAGACGTTCTGGTTTTTCATTTATGAGTTCAGCTGAAACTGTTAATTTAGCTACATTAGCTAGTGATAGTAGATTTGGGATACTTTCTAAAACTGGTAGTGATGCAAAGAAAATGTTTACTGATAAAGTAGTACCAATTAGTTTAAATTATCCATTCTTCTTCAAACCAATACAGGACGGTATGGACCGGCCAAAGTCCGAACTCGCTTATAGAGTCCCTGCAAAAAAGTTTACTCGTAAAAAAATGAGGGAACGAGAAGAACAAGATGATATGGAAGGACTTGATACAACTATTGACTGGAAAAACACAGGGGACAATAGTTATGATGGTGAAAAATTAAATTTATTAGTACACGACGAAAGCGGTAAGTGGGAAAGACCTGATAATATAAAAAATAATTGGAGAGTAACAAAAACTTGCCTACGATTAGGTAGTAGAGTAGTTGGGAAGTGCATGATGGGTAGTACTAGTAATGCGTTAGATAAGGGTGGTGATAATTTTAAAAACTTATATTATAATTCAGATGTTACAAAACGAAATAGAAATGGACAGACTAAGTCAGGATTATATTCTTTGTTTATTCCTATGGAATGGAATTACGAAGGCTTCATCGATGAATATGGACAACCTGTATTCAATACTCCTACAGAACAAACATTTGATCCACACGGATTAGAAATAGATTACGGTGTAGTAGACCATTGGGACAATGAAGCCGACGGACTTAAAGATGATCAAGATGCTTTAAATGAATTTTATCGCCAGTTTCCCAGAACAGAAGAACACGCTTTTAGAGATGAAACAGGGAATAGTTTATTTAATCTTGTTAAAATATACGAGCAAATAGATTATAATGAGGGAAACAGGAATTCATCTGTATTAACAACTGGTAATTTTCAATGGATAAACGGAATAAAAGATACTCAAGTTGTTTTTAACGCTGATCCAAATGGTAGGTTTAGCGTAAGTTGGATACCTAATTCAGAATCGCAAAATAACGTCATTACAAAAAATGGCGTAAAATATCCAGGTAATGAACACATGGGAGCATTTGGTTGTGACTCTTATGATATATCTGGAACAGTAGATAATCGAGGATCAAAAGGTGCATTACACGGATTAACTAAATTTTCAATGGAAGATGCTCCCGCAAACACTTTTTTTCTTGAATATATAGCTAGACCGCAAACAGCTGAAATATTTTTTGAAGATATTTTAATGGCATTAGTATTTTATGGAATGCCAATACTTGCGGAAAATAACAAACCAAGGTTATTATACTATTTACGTAGAAGAGGATATAGAGGATTTAGTATGAATAGACCTGATAAAGTTTGGAACAAATTATCTGTAGCAGAAAAAGAAGTAGGTGGTATACCGAACTCAAGTGAAGATATAAAACAAGCTCATGCTGCTGCTATAGAAATGTATATAAACGATCACGTTGGTTTATTACAAGATGGTACTTATGGAACTATGTATTTTAATAATACGTTAAACGATTGGTCTAAGTTTGATATAAACAAAAGAACAAAACATGATGCATCTATTAGTTCTGGTTTAGCGATAATGGCTTGTAACAGGCATTTATATAGACCTAATCCAGATAGAAATAAACAACCGATAAGTCTAAATATACTAAAGTATAATAATAAAGGATTTCAATCGTCAATAATAAAAAATAAAACATGATATACGATTCTCACATAAACTTTCCATCTCAAGCGGTTAGTGACTTAGAAAAACTGTCTGAAGATTATGGACTTAAAGTAGCAAAGGCTATAAGGCAAGAGTGGTTTACTGGAGCTACTTCTAAATTTGACGGCAATATAAATAACTTTCATCAGTTAAGATTATATGCTAGAGGAGAACAATCAATACAGAAATATAAAAATGAATTATCTATAAATGGTGATTTATCTTATCTTAATTTAGATTGGAAACCTGTACCTATTATACCTAAGTTTGTTGATATTGTTGTCAATGGAATGTCTCAGAGGAATTATGAAATAAGTTGTTATTCACAAGATCAATATGGAGTAGAAAAAAGAACAGCTTATATGGAGTCCATAATGAGAGATATGAAAGCTAAAAACTTTTCTAGTTTAGTACAAGAGCAATTTGGTATAGATATAAGTGAAAACGATAAAGAAACTTTACCAGAAAATGACGAAGAACTAGCATTGCACATGCAGTTAAAATATAAGCAAGCTGTTGAAATAGCAGAAGAGCAAGCTATAGATACACTAATGGAGGCTAGTGATTATGATTTAGTAAGAAGAAGATGTTTGTATGACTTAGTTACTATAGGTATAGGAGCTACAAAAACTACATTTGATTGGACGGATGGCGTTAAGGTTAAATATGTTGATCCTGCTGATTTAGTATACTCTCATACAGATTCTCCATACTTTGATGATGTATATTATATTGGAGAAGTGAAAGAAATACCATTAAATGAATTAGTAAAAGAATTTCCAGAGTTAACTGAAGCAGAAATAGAAGAAATAACACAAAATGCTGGACAAACAATATATAGTCAAGCTAATTATAGAATTAATTCAGATAAAAATAAAATACAGGTGTTATACTTTAACTATAAAACTCACATGAATGACGTTTATAAATTAAAGAAAACTGGTAGTGGTGCTGAAAAAATAATTCAAAAAGATGACATGTTTAATCCGCCTATAGAAAACATGGATGGTGAATTTAGTAAACTAGAAAGAGTTGTTGAGGTATTATATGAAGGTGTTTATTTAATTGGTCCTGATAAGTTATTAAAATGGAAAATGGCTGATAATATGATGAGGTCTGAGTCTGATTTTGGTAGTGTTAAAATGAATTATCAAATTGTGGCACCTAGAATGTACGAGGGTAGAATAGAATCTTTAGTTGGTAGAATAACTGGTTTTGCTGATATGATACAACTAACTCATTTAAAATTGCAACAAGTAATGTCACGTATGGTACCAGATGGTGTTTACCTCGACGTTGATGGAGTAGCTGAAGTTGATTTAGGTAATGGAACAAATTATAATCCACAAGAGGCTTTAAATATGTTCTTTCAAACTGGTAGTGTTATAGGTAGAAGTTTTACATCTGAAGGTGATGGAAATCCTGGCAAAGTACCAATACAGCAAATAAATAATGGTGTTAATAGTGGTAAAATACAAAGCTTAATATCTACGTATAATTATTACTTACAAATGATAAGAGATACAACTGGATTAAATGAAGCTAGAGATGCTGCGACACCAGATAAAAACGCATTAGTTGGTGTACAGAAATTAGCGGCTGCTAATTCAAATACAGCTACAAGACATGTACTTCAATCAATGTTATATTTAACTGCTGAGGTAGCTGAATGTATATCACTTAGAATATCAGATATAGTAGAATACTCACCTACTAAAGACGCTTTTATAAGAGCTATTGGTTCACATAATGTAGCTACGTTAGAAGAGTTAAAAGATTTACATCTTTATGACTTTGGTATATTTATAGAATTACTACCAGATGAAGAAGAAAAGGCTATGTTAGAAAACAATATACAAGCAGCAATAGCCCAACAATCTATAGATTTAGATGATGCTATAGATTTAAGATCTGTACGTAATGTAAAATTAGCTAATCAATTATTAAAAGTTAAAAGAAAAGCTAAAGCGTCTAGAGATCAAGCAATGCAACAACAGAATATGCAAGCGCAAGCTCAAGCTAATGCACAGCAACAACAAGCGGCAGCACAAGCGGAAACTCAAAAATCTCAAGCTAAAGCACAAGCTGAAGCACAATTAGAGCAAACAAAAAATCAATTAAAAACACAATATTTGCAAGCCGAAGTTCAAGCTAAAAAAGAATTAATGCAATTTGAATTTGATTTAAATTCTCAATTAGAATCAATGAAGCAAGATACAGATAAAGAGAAAGAAGACCAAAGAGAAAATAGAAAAGATTTACGTATTGATAGACAAGCTAAGCATCAAATGAACATGATAGAGCAAAGAAAACAAGGTGATGCTGATAAAAAATTTGAATCATCAGGTAATGATATAGTTACGGGAGGAGCGGGAATTGAAAAATTTTCACCTCTTTAATATTTAATATTTTATAAAATTTTATTATGGAAGAAAAAAAAGAAGCTGTTGAAAAGACAGTAGATCAACCTATAGAAAAGGTTGAAGAAATAAAAAAAGAACAACCAAGAGATAAAAAAGGTAGATTTAAGTCTACAGGTGACGATAACGTCATAAAAATAGATTTAAGTAAACCACCACTTCCTCCTAAATCTGAAGAAAAAAAAGAGGAAGTAGTAAAAGAAAACGTAGTTGAAGAAGTTAAAGCAGAAGTAGTTAACGAACCAGAGGTTACCCAAGAAGTAATTGAGCAACCTGTAATGGAAGAAGTTACTGAAGAAGCTGAACAAGTTCAAGAAGCAGCAGAGCAAGCTGTAGAAGAAAGTATTGCCACTGGAAATCCATTACCAGAAAATGTACAAAAATTAGTAGATTTTATGGATGAAACAGGTGGTGATATAAATGATTACGTAAAATTAAATAGAGATACTTCTAAAATGGATGACTCTGATATATTAGATGAGTATTATAAAAGCACTAAATCTCATTTAAGCCCAGAAGAAAGATCATTTTTATTAGAAGAAACGTATGGTGTTGACGAAGACGTAGATGATGAAAAAGCTGTACGTATGAAAAAGATAGCCCTTAAAGAGCAAGTTGCCGAGGCTAGAGCCCACTTAGACAGGCAAAAGTCTAAATACTATGAAGATATCAAAGCTGGGTCAAAGTTGACCGAAGAACAACAAAAGGCTATTGATTTTTTTAATAGACATAACAAAGAATCTGAACAACAGAAGAAATTAACTGAAGCAAGTAAAGAATCATTTTTAAAGAAAACAGATAATGTTTTTAACGAAAACTTCAAAGGTTTTGAATATAACGTTGGAGACAAAAAATATAGGTTTAATGTTAAAGATGTAGATAAAACTAAAACAACTCAAAGTGATATTAATAATTTTGTTAATAAGTTTACTGACAAAAAAAATGCAACAATAGAGGATGCTAAGGGTTATCATAAATCTTTATTTACTGCTATGAACGCAGATGCTATAGCTAAGCATTTTTACGAGCAAGGTAAAGCTGATGCGGTTAAAGACAGGGTTGCTAAAGACAAAAATATTAACTTAGAACCTAGGAAAACACACGGTGAAACAAACGTTGGTGGTTTTAAATATAGAGTTTTAGGTGAATCTTCTGCTGAAATGAAAAACAGATCTTTTAAAATTAAGAAAAAAAATTAACTTTAAAAAATTATAAATTATGGCAATTACTGCAGGAGGTAGTTTGAATAACACGCCAGCTTCTATGAAGCAAACGTTGCAAACAAACTATATCGATTTTACAAGTGGCTCAAATGATTGGTCACAACAATACCTGCCTGACTTAGTAGCTCAAGAATCTGAAGTATTCGGTAACAGAACAATCTCGGGATTCCTTGAACAAGTTGGAGCGGAAGAGGCTATGTCGTCTGATCAAGTCGTATGGTCTGAACAAGGTAGATTACACGTATCTTGTATTGGGAGTTTAGTAACAAACACAAATGTTTTCACTGTAGTTAGTGATTCTGATGGGAACGTATCAGGCGATGGTTATGTTATCGCTGATCACGGTATAAGATTATATGACGTAGTATTAGTAGCTAATGCTGGTTGGTCAGGTACTGGTCAAGTAGTTTTAGTTAACGGTGCTGCTGTTACAATTATACCTTACGGTGAAGAAACATGGGCTACTGCAACGTTTCATGGATCATCTGCAACTTTAGCAAACACACAAGTTGTAGTTATTGGTTCTGATTGGGAAAAAGGTTCAACTGGTTTAGGTGGTATTTCTCCAGCTAATAACTCAGCTAAAGCTATTAAACCAACTCACGTATCTAGATCTAACAAACCAATTATAATGAAAGATTACTATGAGATCTCTGGATCTGATGCTTCTCAAATTGGTTGGGTTGAAATCTCAGGTGAAGACGGCCAAAGTGGATACTTATGGTATCTAAAAGCTGCTGGTGACACTAGAGCTAGATTCAATGATTATGTTGAGATGATGTGTATTGAAGCTGAAAATGCTCATGCATCTTCTCACATTATAGATGCTGGTGCAACTGATGACGCTGCTTATTACTCTTCTGGTCGTAATCCAGGTGGTATGGAAGGTTTATTTGCTGCAATAACATCAAGAGGTAATATTACTTCAGGTGTTACTGGTGTAAACGCTGCTACTGATTTAGCTGAATTTGACGCTATATTAGCAGAGTTTGACAAGCAAGGAGCTATTGAAGAAAACATGATGTTTGTAAATAGAGCAACTGCTCTAGCAATAGACGATATGTTAGCCTCAATGAATTCATACGGAGCTGGAGGTACTTCTTATGGAGTATTCGACAACGATGAAGACATGGCATTAAATTTAGGTTTTTCAGGATTTAGAAGAGGTTCTTATGATTTCTATAAATCTGACTGGAAATACTTAAATGATAATTCAACTAGAGGTGGTATTAACGCTGCTGCAACTTCTGACGCTGTAAGAGGTGTTATGATTCCAGCTGGTGTAACTTCTGTTTATGACCAACAATTAGGTAAAAACTTGAAGAGACCATTCTTACATGTTAGATTTAGAGCTTCTAACACAGAAAGTAGAAAAATGAAAACTTGGACTACTGGTTCTGTTGGAGCTGTTACATCTGACTTGGATGCAATGCAAATGCACTTCTTATCAGAAAGATGTTTAATCACTCAAGGTGCAAACAACTTTATGTTAATGAAGTAAGATTATTTATTTATAGGGGCGGTAATAAAAACCGCCTCTATATTTTTTTTTAATTTATATTATATTATATTATGACAAAGAAAAAAGAAAAAATAGTTGAGGTAGAAACACCTCAAGTAGAAACAACGGTTATTGAAAAGCCCGTGGTTAATACTCCTAAGGTAGAAGTTAAACCTAAAAAAGAAGGCCCAGAAGATGGGTGGGAAATAAAAAATAGAACGTATTTTTTAAGAGGTAAAGAAAGAACTTCTTTATCAAGATCTATAAAGTGTTCAGATATATTTTACTTTGACGAAGAAAAAGGTTATCAAAGAGAATTAAAATACTGTCAAAATCAAAGAACACCGTTTGTTGATGAAATGAAGGGCGATCAGAGGTTAGAGCATGTTGTTTTTAGAAAAGGTACGTTACACGTTCCTAGAGAAAACCAAACATTACAAAAATTATTGTCCTTATATCACCCACATAGAGATAAACTATTTTACGAATATAAACCAGTAACTAAAGCAACGAACGAAATTGAAAACATTGAATTAGAAATAGAAGCATTAAATGCGGCTAGAAATGTTGAAATTAGTTTAGTTGAAGCTATCATGAGAGCTGAGGTTGGTTCTAAGGTATCTAACATGAGTTCTAAGGAGCTTAGAAGAGATGCTTTATTATTTGCTAAAAGAAATCCTAGATTGTTCTTAGCGTTGATATTAGATGAAAATATTGAACTTAGAAATGTTGGTATAAAAGCAACTGAACAAGGTATATTAACATTATCATCAGATCAAAGAACTTTTAGTTGGACTTCTAATAAAAGAAAGCTAGTGACAGTTCCTTTTGATGAGCACCCATATTCAGCATTAGCTGCTTGGTTTAAAACCGATGAAGGTATGGAAGTTTATTCAAATATTGAAAAAAGAATGAAGTAGTTATTTTTAACTAACAAAACTATAGCCACCTTAACGGGTGGCTATTTTTGTTTAATGGCTAACCTTCCGCTTTATTATGTAACTATATAATAGTAAAATATAAACACATGGCAATAAATATAAATACAGTTTATGAAAAAGTATTAGCTTTAGCTAATAAAGAGCAAAGAGGTTATATAACGCCTCAAGAGTTTAATCTATTAGCAGATAAAGCACAAAATGAAATATATGAAAACTATTTTCATCAAGCTAGAAATTCAAATGCTAAACCAAAAGACGACGATACATATACAGATACGCTAGAAATGATAGAGGCTAAGTTAGCTCCATTTTATAAACAATCAAATAATGTAACAGTAACTTCTGGTGTAGTTAATTTATTAAACCCAATAGATGGGTCTAATACAAACGCTGATATATATAAATTAATAAGTATAAAATATAATAGCACTGGTAGTGAATATAAAACTGTTACTGAAGTAAACCGTAAAGAATATGATCTTATAACAGAAGCGACTAATCAACCTGGTTCTGTTTTGTATCCTACCACAAATAGACCTATATACTTTAGAACATCTGCCACACAATTAAGCGTGTTACCAATGCCAACTAATGGTACAACTTTTACAATAGCATATTACAAACAGCCTACCATGCCTAAGTGGGCTTATGTGGTAGTAAATGAAAAACCGCTATATAATTCTTATAGAAGCTCTGATTTTGAACTAGCAGTTTCTGAAGAAGAGCCTTTGGTTTTAAGGATATTAATGTTAGCTGGCTTAACAATACAAAGACCAGACGTTGTACAAGCTGGCGGACAGGGTATACAAATGATTAATCAAGAACAAAATAGTTAATTATGGGATTATTAGGAACAGTTACACAAAATGATTATTATGATTCAAGTGAATCGCAAAATTGGGGTAATTATCAATTTATAAGTTTGGACAATATTATAACTAACTTTATGTATATTTACGTAGGTGAAAATAAAATAATATCTAAAGTTAATAGAACAGATGTACAATTTCACGCTATGCGTGCTTTGCAAGAATTATCATACGACGTATTACGATCATTTAAAACACAAGAAATAGAAGTACCAAATACATTAACAATGATACTTCCTCAAGATTATGTTAATTATACTAAAATAACTAGAGTAGGTACTGATGGTATACATAGACCTTTATATGCCACAAGACATACATCTAACCCATTTGCTATAACGCAAAACGCTTCAGGTGATTACCAATTTACCGGTAATAACTTAACGGAGCAAACTCCTAGTAATACGCTTGACGCTTTTAAAGATGCTGTACCTACTGATTATAATTTATATGATATAAACTCAGCTTCAGATATAGAAATATCTAACAAAGGTAGAAGATATGGTTTACAACCTGAGCATTCACAAATGAACGGATCTTTTTATATAGACAATTTAAGAGGTAAAATACATTTTGGCTCGGCTTTATCTGGTAAAACTATAATACTGCATTATGTTAGTGATAGCTTGGGTACTGATTCAGAAATGGTCGTGCACAAATTTTGTGAAGAAGCTTGCTATAAACATATAATGTATGGTATACTTTCTGGTAGATCAAATATACCAGAGTATATAGTACAAAGATATAAAAAAGAAAGATTTGCTGAGACTAGAAAAGCAAAAATAAGATTATCAAGTATTAAGATAGAAGAATTTACTCAAGTACTTAAAGGCATGAGTAAGCAAATTAAATAATTATGCCGCAAATTACACAAAACTTTTCAGGTGCTAAAATGAATAAGGATCTCGATGAGAGAATTGTTCCTAAAGGCCAATATAGAGACGCTTTGAATATTCAGATATCAACTAGCGATAGTGATAGTAGTGGTCTAGGTAATATTGGTACAGTTCAAAATTTAAAAGGTAATACACAAACAACAACAACTTCAGCTACCGTGGGTCACGATGACAAAAAGTCTAAAATAATAGCTAGCATTTCTGATGAAGGTAATAACAAAGCATATTTTTTTACAGCAGCACCAGTTCCAATTGAAGGTGTAAGATCAATTTCACGTACAGATATAATTAATACATCAGGTCGTACGTCGGTTGACTGGATAGATAGTATAGTTGAAGTAGAAGCTATTGGAAACGGTGATAATTCTGAACCGGTTTTTGTAGATAAATTTGCTGTTACTGGAACAAAAGCAGGAATAATAAATACTTTCCCGTCTTCACCAGCTGATGGTTATATTCAAATAACTGTATTAGATGGATCAAAATACAGAGTTGGTATGAATATATACGCAGAAGATACTAATGGTAATAATTTGTTGTCTCATGATGATAAACCTTATGTTTCTATAGATAGGATAGGTGATGGAGCTGGAGGTAATACAAATGTACTAACTTTGTCAGCAGTACAAACAGCTGATTTAAATAACGCTGTAGCGTTTTGGTTTATATATCCAGAAAGAGTTTTGGAATTTGATTATTACACAGGTGATATATTTGGAACAATAAACATAATACCATCAGTCTCACTAGGAATACTAGACAATCTTTTAATGTGGTCTGATGGAAAACATGAGCCTAAAAAAATAAATATTGACAGATCAAAAGCTGGTACTGTTAATTTAACAACTCATACAAAGTTATATGTAAACGATCCTATAACTGAAGTTCCTGATGAAATAAGTGACTTTGAGTACTTAGACTTTAATGGGTTATCTACAGATATTAAAAAAGAACATATAACGGCTATTAAAAAAGCACCGCTTTTACCACCTAATATAGAAATAAAAAGATCTGATAGAGTAATAGATTCAGATATACCAATACAAGTTGAGTTTATTAAAACGGATTTAGAATTTGCTGATGATGATGATTATAATGTAATCCCTAGCGCAGGTAGTATTAGAAATATTGAATTTCCTGATAGCGTTGATTTTAGAATAGATGACGTTTTTGTTTTTTCAGCTTCAAACGTTGTTGATCCCATCACTATAAGAATTAAAATAATATCAATTAGCAATACTAACCCGAACTTAGCAACAGTAGAATTATTATTTATAGATAGCGATTTAACCGTTCAAGCAAACCCTAGTAATTGGGTTATAAATCTAGAAACTAAAAGACCATTTTTTGAGGCTAAATTTGGTAGATTTGGTTATAGATATCAATATGAAGACAACGAGTATTCTAGTTTTTCACCTTGGTCAACTTTAGCATTTTTACCAGGTACCTTTGAGTATATGCCTAGTAA